AAGTGACTTGCCACAACTGCCCATAGACATGCTACAGTTATGGGACTGCATGGGCTATAACTTCACCATACATGAAAAGACTGCCCTACGCAATCTAGGTGTCAAGTTCTACGGCAAAGACAGGCAGTGGCATTATGGCCATTACATGTTCACAGTGGACTTCTGTGCTGATGGCATGGCTGTGGACACTACCTTTACTGAAACCGCAGACGAACACAAGAGTTTCAACTTTATTAAACTGGATAATGGACAGTTTGCCACACAGCCCAACAACCGTTGCATATGGTATGATCAAAGTCTCGTACCTGCAGAAGTTAAACAACCAGACTTCCGTGTGGCCACCAAGACATATTCAGTGGATGGTAGCCGTAAATGGTCAGCAGGTGAGGATTGGTTCTATGACATCCGAGAGCGTGTATGACAGACTCAAACAACGTATTTGAACGACAAGTGCTGGAAACACGCATCTTACAAAAGGTCAATGGTGCTCACCGTGAAGCCTTTGTGGAGAAGTTTCCTGGACAGTGTGAACACATCCTACGACTAATCACAGAACGCCTACACTTGGGCTTGGACAAGCGTGATGGTGTGCGTGCCAATGATCCCAACACGTGGATACTGTCAGCAGATGAAATTGCACAGTTGGCAGTGGCCATGAAACAGATCAACGATATTAGGCTCAGCCTGAACAAAGATGTTTAACGGTGACTTTGACCCATTTGAGAAACTACACGAATTGTATCTGCGTGATGTCACGCATGAGCACAATATAGACACTGTGAGTGAACGGCTGGCACAGGCCTGTGAACTTATGGAAGCCATGGCAGCACAGATCAAACATTTGACCAACGCTGTGCAAGGACTGCAGGCACAGAACCGTATCTTGCATGACAGAGTCACACGCCTAGAGGATGTTCACGGATGATTGACTCTAATGTAATCATGCGGCGTGCTGTGCGTTGGGTGTGTGATGAAAACAACCTACAGCCCAGCAGCCTAAAACTGTTTGACACCTACACCAAGACCAAGTTTGAAGACTTTGCCATCTCCGTAGCAGATGAAATGAAGTTTAATCAACTCAAATACTTCCGCCCGTTTGATCATCAAATGAAGTTCTTTGCCACAGGCACCAGTCCACGCAGAGGCATACTTGCTGCCAACCGTATTGGTAAAACTGTTAGTACATGTTTTGAAACTGCTTACCACTTGACTGGCCTGTATCCTGCGTGGTGGCCCAAAGAGGCCAAACGTTTCAACAAGCCCATTACTGCGTTTGTTGCTGGTGAAGGTTGGGAACAGGTTGCCAGAGTTTTACAAGATGAATTGATTGGAACCAAAGATGTCAAAATTAAAGACCACATTGGCACAGGTGCCATACCGCGTGATTGCATCGTGCAAGAAACTATGCGTTGCGATGGTGCTAACATACTGGGCGTGGAAATAAAACACACCAGTGGACAGAACAGTTATCTATTGTTTGGTAACTACACACAGGAAGTGCGTAACTTGCAGGGCTTTCGTTTGGATCTGGTAATTTTTGATGAGCAGCCACCAGACCCTGTGTTTTCAGAACTGGTCACACGTACTGCCACAACACAAGGACAAGTGCTTTGCTCATTCACGCCACTCAAAGGGTTGAACGGCCTGGTAAGCAAGTTCTGGTATGAAGAAGAAGGCTATGAACATGTCCGCGTAACTTGGGATGATGTGCCAGAGGTGGATCCATGGGGCGAACCATTCTTGCTGTTTGAAACACGTAGACAACTAGAGCGTGATTACTTGCCACATGAACGTGAAGCACGTATTGCAGGTATTCCAGTTATGGGTCAAGGTGCTGTGTTCCAGATACGCAACTGGCCCACATACAAGACTGGTGATTACGACTTCCGCACAATGAATCACATTGAGCGTGTGATAGCCCTGGACTTGGGCCTGGTCAGAGACAAGACAGTTATCAGCCTGTTGTATTGGAATCCACGTGAACAAGAAGCATGGCTGCACAGTCAGATCTGCGTCAAAGGCACTGAAGAAGCTGCTCCTGTAAATTGGATACAGCATTTGATGCGTCCAGAAGTGTTTGGCTGTCCTATTGTGTTGCCTAGTGATGCCAACACAGCAGGCAGGTATACAATGTCAGCGTTATCACTGAGACAACTGTTTGAAGAATATGGATTAAATGTGGTACAGCACCCTGCAATGAATCCACCTGATTCAGAAGGCAAGGTAACTAATCATAAAAGTTTTGGCGTCAACACCATGCGTCAAATGTTAGAACTAGGAACATTACATGTTAACGAAAACTGTGTGGAGTTTTTGCGGGAAGCAAAGAACTATTTTGTAGATGAACGAGGACGTTTTAGTGACCCTGATGACTGTATTGACAGTGCTAGGTATGCTTTGCTTGGAGCCCTTAACAAATGGTCAGAACCCTACGACAACAAAAGTTCACAACAGCGTATGGCAGAAGCAAGAGAAGCCATATATGCAATAAAGGCACGTAAAGAAGTCAACATGCCACAGTGGAAGAAACCGTTGGAAATACGCTAAGGTGTGTTATCTGTGCCTTATCGTAAAAATATATAAATAAAAGAAACCAGTTAGGAATCTCATCATATGTTCGATAAAAGTCATTTCGTAGTCAGCGACGTCTATAACCCTAAAGGTGCCATGGAGCGTTTCCTACACCTAAAGCGTATCATGGACCAAAAGTGTGCTGCTAACCTGCGTTTGCTTGCTACAAAGAATAATATCAACAGGGCAAGTGATTACCATTATTTGAACCTGGCAGTTACACAATCAACAGAGCCAGTAAACGGCATTGACTACATTCACCCTGTGGTGAAACCCAACGTGGATTACAGCACAGCAGTTATCAGCAAGGGTCTAATGCAGAACGGTGAGATCAACTTTGAGTTTGTGCCTGACAACGAAGATGATGCCACAGCCGCACAGCAGGCAACCAACATGGTCAACAAACTTGTTAACCAAAACAACGATCCACACTTTATTCTACAGCACTGGATCATGGACGCACTGTTGCACAAGAACGGTGAGATGATGGTGAGTCCAAATCGTGAACTGATCACACGTTATGTCAAGACCAAGGGCACAGCAGATCAACTACAGGCATTTGAAGCACAGGCTGCTGATGCTGGATTAACAGTATTACGCACCAACAAGCGTAAGAGCAGTGTGAATCTAGAACAAGTGGTTCGTCAAAGCCAAGAATGGCAACAAGAAGCCACAGCAGAACGCCGTAAGATTGTTGAAGATAACATACTGGCCCGCCTAAAGATGGCATCAGAAGGTGATGACGAGGCTGCTGATCTAAGTTTGTTGTCAGACGAAGACAACGTTCCGCTGTCACAAGCAGATGGTGAACTGCAAGATGCTATTGCTCGCAACACAGTGTATGATGCAGAGTACAAATTAACTGGCTACAACCTAAACATCCGTTTCCGTCCAATTGCACAACACTATTGGATGTGCAATCCAACCATTATCAACATACAGGATCAAGACTTCTGTGGTTTCTATGATCCAATGAGTATTCAAGAAGCATTTGAACGCTATCCAGACATTGATCTAGAGAAGTTTATGGAGTATGCAGAGTATTCAAACGTGGGTGCATACCAAGCAGGTTCATTGTTGAACAACTTGGCTATCCACGCTAGAGATTCAGTGCCTATCAATGGCTTACCATCAACAGGCTATGCGGCACAAGATCCCACAGCACGTCAAGTCACAGTTCTAACAACATGGAACCGTTATGACATTGACAATGACGGAGAGTTGGAACTTGTGGAAATTATCTACTCTGGACAATACATTATTTCAGCACGTGAAGTGGAGTTTATCCCAGTGGCCAACATGTGTCCAAGACCATTGCCACAGAACTTCTATGGTATGAGCCTAGCAGAAAGTTTGGTTCCAGCACAAGAATACATGACTGCGGCACACCGTGCTGAAATACAGTTGGGCTTGTTGACAGCCACTCCACGTATTGGTGTCAAGCCAGATAGACTGGACTTTGAAATGTTGCAAGACGGTGAGGCTGCTATCTTTATTCTGGATAGTAAGTTTGATCCAGCAACAGACATTTACCCATTGCCTGCACCCAGCGGCAACTTGAGTTTTATTGAAGTGGCCATGAGCCGCTTGCAACAGGACATCATGGGTCTAGTGGGTATGACCACACCCACAGATACATTCACTCCAGAAGTAATGAGTCCAGGCAACTCAGGTGCCAAACTGCAATTGGCCATGGGACCAAATCAATTGATCCAAGACAACATCATTAAGAACTGTGCTCAAGGCTTGGAAGATGCCCTATGGCTAGTGTGGAGAACCTTGGTACAATACAGTGATGACTATGGTGTCAAGAAACTGGCACAACAGTTCCACCCAAACAAAGAACCTGTGTTCTTGGATGGACAATCGTATGACAACATGGATTTCTGTGAACGCAAGATCATTCATATTGATCTAGCCGTTGGTATGGCGTCAGAAGAAAACAGCCTACAACGTATTCAAGCAATCAAGGCTGCACAACAGGCCCTGATGCAAGAAGTGGCACAAGGTGTTCAAATGAATGCTATCACTCCAGAATCATTCAAGAAGATTCGTAGACCATACGAAGACATGATGTATATATTGGGTGTGAAAGATGCCAACACTTACTTGCTCACTGAAGAAGAAGTTATGAAGATGGTTGAACAATCACAACAAGCGGCTTCACAACAACAACCAAGTCCAGAAGATAAAAAGGACATTGCACAAGCAGAGTTGGATGGTGCTCGCACACAAGAAATCCTGGCCAAAATATCAGGACAACATCCCGCAATGATGGGTCAAATGGCCAAACAAGATAGTCAAATTGCAAAAGATCAAGCCATTGCCAACAAGACCAATGCTGATGTTGCTGGCACCAGTGCTGACCGTCAGTTGGAAGCCATTGCACTGATGACACAAAACAAAGCCACAAACTATTAAGGAATACGTATGCAGATATTACAAGGTGATGAATGGACATTTGAACAGATCACCCTAGCGTTTTTACGTGACTTTTGTCCCGAAGAACGCCGGGCAGAAGTGCAAGCATTATTAGATGCTAAGAACTGGGAGGCATTGGATCAACTGATGACGCCATTCCACAACACCTAATTTAGACTTTACAGGAAATGAAATGATAATCGACGACGAATTGACACAGGCTTTTAACGCCAAACCTAGAATTGATATAAATAAAATAAAGACAATGTCGCCAGGACAACTGGACGCTGTCAAAACATATGGTAGTGGAGCAGAGAACTTGTTGGCAAATAGAGATTTTGCCCTGTTCGTACACCACTTCAAGTTTGACATTGCAGATGAACTCAGCGGCATAAATGGACACACACCAGATGACAATTGTAAGCGAGTAGCACTTGCCCATATGATCGCTGGAGTTGACAAGTTTGTAAGTAGTCTGCAAAGGGCAGTCTACTATAAAAATCGTGCGGTAAGCATTCAAAATGCCCCCACAGAAATGTAAGGAAAAATTAAATGACTACAGAAACAGTAGTGAACACGCCTAATGCTCCTAGCACGGCCCCTGTTCAAAATGCAGTTCCTTCGTTGGACTCAATTGCTCAAAAGATGGCCGCCATGCGTAACCTCTCTCCAGCAACTAACGAAACTGAGACAGGTTCTTCTGAGTTGGCAAACTCTAAAGCCCCTGTGGTGCCAGAGGGATCAGAAAACGATACCCAAAGCGTAGAGCCAGAAGTTGATTCATTCGAATCCGCAGATAGTGAGGCAGCAGTAGAAGAAGGTCAAGCCCCTGAAGAGGTAAGCAACCAGGACTCTACAGCAGGTGACATAATTGATTTCTTAGAATTCGCAACAGAGAACCCGAACGCCAAGTTCAAGTTCATGCGTAATGGTAAAGAAATGGTTGTTGACGCCAAGCGAGCAGCCGCTATACTAGGTCAAGGTGGAGCAATACATGAAGAAGCCAGAGAATTGAAGATTCAAAAGGCAGAGTTTGATGAATACCTACAGCAGAAACGTGCTGAGGCAGAAGGTTTAACTCTAGCACTAGAATTTACTGTTCGTCCGCAGATTCAGAAAGCCTATGATGAAATCATAAAGACACAGCAGTATCAGACAACGTTCCAACAGCAATATGCTCAAGCACAGCAACGAGGCGATCAAGCCGGAATGGCTCGTATCCAAGCAAACATGCAACAGAACGAAAGATGGATACAACAACAGGCAGCAACGATTCAGCAAATGAAACCTGCGGTAGATCAATTCTACCAGATTCGTAGCCAGCAAGTTAGTCAAGCACTGGACAAAAGTCGTCAAGAGTTTCAAGATAAGGAACTTAAGAACAGTTATGTGTTTAATGAAATTCGTGATAAGGTCAGTAAGGTATGGAAAGACGCAAACGGTCAAATAGTGCCAGGTGTAAAGAACATTGATTTGGTCAGCGGTGATGAACAATTGCTTAGTCTAATCAGAGACGGTTTGAAATACAGAGAAAAACCAAGCACAAAATCTGCTGGTAGTAGCATTGCTGCATTGACTAGTAAGAAGTCAAATGGTGTTGCAAACGCTAAGACACAAGGACAAGTAAATCTCCAGCAACTTCAGGAACAAGCCAATAAGGGTGATAAGAAAGCCCAGGATAATCTGTTAGTCGCAAAGTTAAATGCAATGCGTCAACGCAGATAAAAAATATAGACATTCTAAAAGGAAAAAAACATGTCACAAATTACAACATCCGCTATTGGTAACGGTACTACAGCATACGCTTCAGACATCGTTGTCAAAGATCTAGACTTAGACGTATCAAACCGCGTTAAGGATGACACACCTGTTCTAAACATGTGTATGGCCAAGAAACGCAAAGTTGTTTCTACCCTACCATTGTGGACAAACGACGTTTATCGTCTACCAGCAACACAAGCTAACCAAGAAGGTATGGCTGTTGCCAGCAATATGGCTGAAAGCAACCAACGTGCCAACTTGGGCAACTACACACAGATTTTCAGTACAGTTATTTCTGCTACTGGTTCTGCTCGTGCAGTTGAACAGAGCGGTGGGGACCCCCAAGCGTATCAGGAAGTAAAACAGCTGATCGAATTGATGTTTGACGTTGAAGCTCAGATCGTTCGTGCAGACCAAATTGGTACCAAATACGGTGGCCAAAGCGGAACTGCTGGTGGCGTTACTGGTGCTGCACAAACTGGTCGTAGATTTGGTTCTTTGAACTCTTTTGCGGCAACACACAGTTTCAACAACACAGCAGCCAATACCAGCACATTCATCACTTACACAAACGGTGAGACAACTGACGTTGCTACAACTCAGAGCGGTATCGTAGTCGGTGGTGGCTCTGGTGCTACTCAAGGTAGTTTCTTAGGCAGCACATACTATGTTGCTAGCGATGAACTTAACACACAGTTCTACCCAGCGATCTACAAGCAGTTGGTAACAATGGCTGAAAAGCGTTTCAACGCCAAGATCCGCACAGTGGTTTGCCCAACAAGCCTACGCACACACTTGAGTGACAACATGCCAACAAGCCGTAATATCAACCGTGTTAACTCTGAGCGTGGCGACACAATTCAGACATACGAAGGCGATTTCAATTACACATATCAGATCTATGATTCTTGGATTATGGACAGCTATGTTCCTAACGACATTTACTTCTTGAATGAAGAAGTGTTGCAGTGGGGTTCTTTACGTGACCTAGGTCCAAACAACGAAATCTTCAGCAATGCAGATGCGAGTCTAGACCAGTTCATCATGGAAGGTACATTGATTGTTCGTAACCCAGCAGGCGTTGCTGTTCTACACGACATCAGTGCCAGTGCTGCTGCTCCAAGTTTGAACGCTTATGGTGCAGGACCACTACGTCCAGCAGCCTTGGTTGTTCGCTTAGCCGCATTTGGCGGAAGTGCATTCTAATCTTTGTATTAGCGTGTGATACTACAGAAGGACCTTCGGGTCCTTTTGTCTTATGCAAGGCATTAGGGCCAGCCTATTCAACAAATAATATAAATAAAAGCAAAGGAATTGAATGAAATGACTCCAGAAGAAGAATACAGCCTAAACAACCCCAATGCAAGTCTATTAGATGACAAGGATCCAGAAACCAATTTGGATTACACACGCAGGGATTACGGTGGTATGATTGATACCAACAATGGTATCGCTGATGCATTGTTACGCAACAATGATCTTTACAACAAAATGAAGGGTGATTGGAAACGAACAGCCGCAAGCAAAAGTGGAAACATCATAACAACCACAGGACGCGAAGATGGTAAGTTTTACATCCAGCGTGAACAGTTGAACTATCAAGCAGTAGTTGAACGTTGTGCTCGTTATCGTGCTGCCGCAGAAGCAGGAGTTCCAGATCCACTAGCACCATTGACAGATGACGGCAAATTGGCACATCGTTGGATGGATTTACCTTCCGTAGTTGAACAAAAGATCAGTGATGATTATTTTGGTGGCATGCGTTGGAGCACAATCAAGCGTGATACAAGACTCAAGGCACAGTTCTATCGTGTGGTTCAACAAGAGTATCCACAGTTTGTGTGCTATCCAGGTGGCAAACTACCAATTCCAATTGAAGTGCCTTATCCAGCCCGAGTAGGCGAAAAGAAATTCTTCCAAGGACATTAAACAATGAGCCAAATAGCATCAGCAGACGAGTTAGTCACATTCGTCAAACAATTTACAGGCAGCACCAACACTGACGAAATCAAAGAATGTATCTTCATGGCTGAAATGATGATGCGTAACTTGGAACTGCCCATTCAACGTAGCAATCCATATGATCCTGCGTTCATGGTGGCAGCAGATGCAGATGGTATGATCCCAATTCCAGGTGACATGTTGAAGCCTATCTTGTTTTTCAAGATGGGTGGCTATCAAGGTCAAAGCGGATTGGGTCCTTGGATTGTGTATGACCGTATTGGTGATCGTGACATTATCACACAGGCACTGGTTGAAGCACTGTATCTAAAGCCCATCAATATTCCTAGTGTGTATCGTGGCAAATTCTCAGAAGTTGGTCAGCGTTATCAATTCTTACCAGGCTTGAGCCAAGGTGATTTGGTCAACCTGTACTACTATCGTGCTTGGCCATTCTTGTTCTCAATTGACACCAACAACAACGAAGTGCAAACCAATGGTGTGCTACAAAGTTTCCCAGAAGGTTATGTGTATGCAACCTTGCACTGCTATTATATCAAACGCAAGAGTCCAGAAGACGCACAAGTATACAAAGCCAAGTTTGAAGAGTCAATGAACATCATTGAAGATCAAAACTCAAAAGGCAAATGGTCAGGTGGACACACAAGATTAACTTCAATATTCCAACCTCGTCAGGATCGCAGATACACTGCAAGATAAGGATTAGACAATGCCATCATTATACGGGACAGGGACCACTTACACCGTTACAGCCAGTAATGTAAGCACACTTTACTTGGCTACTACCAGCACGGTGTTTACTGCCACCACCTACAGCACCAACTTGGCTGGCCTATATGGCGGAAGTTATGCGGCATTGCCTACCAATGCACAGCAGTTGATTCAACTGTTTGACAATTCAGGCAACGTTGACTTCTTCCTAAATCCATTAACTAATAGTTCAACTATTTTTGCCAACTTCATGGGCACTGCCAGTATCACAGTTGGTAACTTCCAACTTGCTGGCAACACAATTACCAACACAGTTAATGGTCCTATCAATCTAGTGACCAGTGGCGATACCTGGACATTCAACACAGACGGATCAACTAGTTTCCCTAACTACACATTCCCATATGCGGGTGGTAGTGCAGGACAAGTTCTTGTAGATGATGGTGCGGGCAATTTGTCGTGGCAAACTATCAACGCTGGTGTCACTGACTTAACAGCAGGCACAGGCATTGCAGTCAGCACCAGCACTGGATCAATAACCGTAACCAACATTGGTGTTGTTGCGTTAACTGCCAGCACCTCTAGTGGTCTTGCAGTGTCAGCCAACACTGGATCAATCGCAATCATCAACACTGGTGTTAAGAGCATCACAGCAGGCACAAGCACTTATGTCAGCACCTCAACTGGTGACATTGTGATTTGGACTGATCCACCAGCACCTCCATTGAGCACAGCATTTGACTTTGGAACAATTTTAGCACCAGTAAGTTACACATTGGACATGGGTCCAATCATAGTATAAGGAAAGAACATGCCATTACAGTTTAGACGCGGCACTAACGCAGAACGATTAACAATAACTCCAGCCGTTGGAGAACCAATCTGGACCACAAATACCAATTTGCTCTATGTTGGCGATGGCACAACAGTTGGCGGCATTCGTATTGAATTGCCTTTACCATCAACTGCTACTTTTACCAGCCTAACTGTAACCAACATTCACTTTACAGGTGATCCTGCAGGCGTTGATCAAACAACAGCATGGACAGGCACAGTGGCATGGAGCCAAATTGGCAGCAAGCCCAACGGTGGTCTATACACAACCAGCACAGTTGAGTTTAATCAACTGAGTGTGACTGGCAGCACCATTGCCAGCACACAAAGTAGCATATTGGTCAATGCATCAGGCAGCACTGTGTATGAGCAGCCACACATTGCAGGCTATTTGGTATGGGGTATCAACGATGTTGGTGCCAGTGCTCGTTTGGTCACTGACACTTATTCTGGCACCAGTCCAATAATCAGC